GTTTTTTTCTAAAAGATTTAAAACATTTTGACCATTATATAAATAAATACCGTTTTCATTTACCCAAGCAACTCCAAAATCAGTTTTACATACAGCCCCAGGATTATCTACTCCTTTAAATGGAAAAGTTTCTTCTAGAAATTCTACATCTTGAGATACATTTATTAAATGCATTTTTTTCTTTTTAAATTGAAGTATTCTATCTGCGTACTCTTCAAGTTTTACAATCTCATCCCCATCTTGAACACTAGCTAATATTTTTCTTGATCTTGGAAATGTATCATATTTGCCAGGCATGGATTTATACATAGCATCACCTTCATGAACTAAAATGCCTTCCTCATTAGTTCTCATTACATTACCTACATATGTTTGTCTATTAGCTACTACTGCACTAGCCCACCCTTCACCTTCATCTCCTAATGATACAGCTTCATCATGTTTATAGCCATTTATTGATCTATAAGTCCAAGGACTTGGATTTTCTATAGCTCCTAAGTCTACAGAACAATAACGACTTACTTGAGTGGTTCCTATAGCAGTAGCTGTAGTATTTACAGTCCAAGCTGTATACTCTGATGTTAAATCAGGTCTAACTCCATTTACTAAACTAATATCTGCTAATAAAGCCCAATCGTCTGGAACTCTTGCTTTTTTTATATAAACTCTACCACCAATAATAAATGGATCATAAGGAGCAGAAGCATGAACTCTAACATCAATAGCTTTACCAGCTGTTAATAAAAGACCACCTGTAGCAGTCCCTTTATTTCCGTGATCATCTATGTCTAATATATTTGATTCTTGATTGCCTTGATATATAAATGTTGTTCCAATTTTATAATGTTCTCCTTCCCAATTTCCATCAGTAGATGAAGACTGCAAGTAAACATTCCAACCTTCTCCATATTTTGGATAAATTTGTATGGCTTCATTAGCCCAATCACCACTATTTGTTGCTGTTCCAATAGAATCCTCTGTTCCTTGTGAATTAACCCAAGCAGATGAATTACTACCATTTGTTGATATGACAACATGTTTATCATCAATATTTCCCCAGTTACGAAATGGCTCAGCACCAGTACCATCAACAATTCCAACATGAGTAGTACTGCCATCACTATGGTCAGTATCAGTAAATTTAATTAAACCGTATAAACCAGTAGTTGGCTTTGCAAGATCTATATCTTTTGAATACCAACCACTATGTAATCCTAATCCATAAGAGGCTGCATTAGTAGAAGTGCTAAAATCAATTCTTTCAATATAACCAAACCATTTATTTTTACAACCACCTCCCAAATTACCATTGCTTACACGAACCGCTCCTTCAGCTATAAAAAAAGTAGGATGAACTGGATCTACTGCAGTTCCTAAATCCATCACAACTACAGAACCTTTTGCATCTTGAGCAAAAGAATAACAGTTTATACTAGCTGCGGTTCCACCAGAAGTGGCTAATAAGTAGCTATCTCCAGTTTCTTTTGGTATAATTCTATATTTATCATCATCAGCATTATCCCAACTATTATCAGAGCCTCCACTTAAACTTGAAACAGTTACGGTAGTGCCAGTATTATCAGTTATTAGCCCTTGACTACCATCAGTATCATTTTTTATTACCGATCCTATGAGCTCATCATTAGTCCAATCTCCACTAGTATCTGTCATTATAGTAGAATGATCAGTAGAAGTATGAGTTCCACTAAGCTCTGTATTAGATCCGTTGTGAGCTAAATATCTATCATGAGAAAATGCAAACAAACCATAACCAGCAATAGATAAAGTACCCCCAATTGGAGCGTCAGCACCTGTAGCAGCGTGACTGTCAAAACCAGAGGCTGCTCTAATCTTTCCTTTTTTATTAACCATAAATCCTGTACAAGCATGTAATTCATTATCTGCTATATCTCTAGGATCCGAAGCATCATTAATTCCACCATCAAATCTTTCTAATTTCCAAACTTGTTTAGGCATCTTCTTCTACTATTATATACGGATATATCCATCCTACACTTATATTTTCAAGAGGAACTGAATCAAAAACAGAGTAAGTTATTGAAATTTCTATTGTTTTTTCCTTGTTTTTTTCCATTTTTCTCTTACATAACTTAAGTATTCTGAAGCTATTACGGGATTAAAAATTGTCGTTATAAGTCTATTATCATCATCTTCATACTGAGGATCAACAATAGTAACTGGGCAATTAAATATATTTTTATCATCTAATCCAAGTTTATCAGCATAGCTATCCATAATTTTAAAAGAAGCTACTTGTAATGCATGGCTTATTAATCCAGTAGAAGGACTTTTTAAAACTTGATATCCTGAAACATGAGTATGACCACAAGTAAGCACATGATCAGACCATCCTGTTTGAGCAGCTCTAGCTACACCGTGAGCAGTATTCCATATACTATTTCCCTTAAATGTGTGTCTTGCATTGATTCTTATGTTTTTTCCATTTGGAAACACAAGATTCATTCTAGCTCCCCATTTCTCATATAAGCCCTTATGATCCCTCATAATGAAATCTAAGGGGTCACCATCACCTGACCAAACATCGTGGTTTCCTGCTACCAAATAGAGCCAATTAAGCTTATTTACAAAGTATTCTGTAAGTCTCCAAGATTCTTTTGCAGAAGTTGACTGTTGTCCATATAGAACACCTAACCTTCCTATCCAGTTATTTTGAATATCTCCAAGATTACCTGCAAACATACCTTCTGTATTATTAATGATATTCATATAATGAAGAATTTGTGAAATATCTGTACCATCATCATCAACGTGAGGATCTCCAAAATGAGCAATACCTATAGGCCCATCAATCTTTATATCTATCTGTATAAGCTTTTTATTCTCTTTTGATATCTTTTTTTGCTTATATTGTTTTTTCCTATATTCTATTAGCTCTTCTATAGGTATGTGGTCAGGATCAATGTCTTGAACCTTAAATGGACTTTTTTCTAAAATTGTAGGGCAAACAGTTTTTCTACCACAAGCCATACATTTCCATTGTTGTTTTTTTGATTTGGCTCTATATAAAAAGCCACTTTTATGTACAGATCTAGCTCCGCAATGAGGACAGCCAATTACATTGCCATCGTCATCCTTACGGATGTCATCTCCCAAACTCATATATTCCTCCTTTAAGGAAGTTACTCTCTTATTTCTACGTGGACAAGGTCATCAAAAGCATTATCTTTGATTTCCCCATCACTATCCCAATCGCCTCCCCAGCGAATTTTTAATCCTAATTGGTGGCCAATACCTCTTAGCATGCCTCCCATATAATGAAATCTTTCTCTATCTTCCCAATCTATCGGGTAAGGAGCGAGATCAACAGCTTTTCCTTCCATGTGTTTGGAATACTTTACTTTAGTTTTCCCTTGTGCTAGTAATTCCTGTTGCCGCTCCTCACTCCGCAAGCCTTCTATAATGGTAACATCCATTATTTTAATAAGCTGATTAAGCACATTAATAAGCCTTGCATCCACACCTTTTAATCTTTGCTTACTTCTTTTTCCGAATCTTGGCATTTTTCTTACCCTTTTTCTTTTTTGACGGTCTTCCTACTTTTGAACCATATGTCCCTGTTCCGTATGGCATATTACTTACTCCCGAAAGCTTTTGAGAAAAAACCTTTCTTCTTCTTTTTACCTTTTTCAGACAACTTCTTCTTTTTCTTTTTTTTCTTTTTAATATCTTCTAGATTATAAGCCATTACATTGTAAGTAGGAATTATAGTCTCTTTAACCTGCACACTATCTGCTTCTACAAGCATTAATGTTAATAATATTGACATCATACTACTTCCCCTTAAATATACCTTCTAATAGATCTGTTACAACATCCATCATTTCTTCAAAAAAAACCTGTTCTTTTTCTTCTGCAACAAATGGAATATTTATTTTATCATTCATTTTTGTAGCAAGCATATCTGAAAATTCATCAGAAGCTAAATGTCCCATAGCCTCATCTTTCATTTTATCTGCTTGTTCTTCAGCTAATTTTACTAGCATTGATTTTATATCCATGTAAAACCCCATGTTATTATTATTGTTATTATTCCCATACCACCAAGAATATAATTACGCCAATTCTCTAAAGATCTAGTTCTTCCGTTAGCCTCTTTTAATTGGTCTTTTATATCTGGTAATTCTCTATTAAGAATGGTTTCTATTCTTACTAATCTTTCTTTTACGTCAAATCTATAATTATCTATACTCATATTATGTGAACTTTTCATTAATGTTTTCCATTTATTCTACTTAAAGAACCGTCTATTCTAGATACCTGATTATCTAAATCATTTATCTCTTTTGTAAGAGCATCAAATTTTCTATCAAGTTTATCATCACTAGCATTCCATCTACTAATTAATTTTATTATCATCCCTTCCATATTTTCTAAAGTTTCTGATTGACCTCTGTTTTCAGTTTTTAAATTTTCTAAAGTTTCTTGTTGCTTAGCTGATTTATTTGATAATGATACTACCAAGTATACAAACATTGCACCAACAACTCCAATCATTCCTGCTTCGCCATATATTTGCATAAAATCCATTATTTCTTTTTTCCTTTTTTGCCCCAGCTTAAAGGGTTAATATTAAATTCTTTTTCATAGAAAGCTACTTTTTCTGCCAGCTCTTCTCGCTCAACCCTTTCTTCCACGATATGTTTATTAAGTAAATCCCCAATTTGTTTGTCAGCAAAAGTAACCTTATCTTCCAATGCTGCCAATCGAGACTCAATCCTCCAATACCCATATACAATGCAACCAGCAAGAAAGAGGATCTGTCCCAACCATTTAATATTAAGGGAAATGACAGCATTGTCATCAATAATACTCCCTCTATAACTTCTAGCTGTTTTTGGTTTATCATTCATATGTCTCTTTTACTATTATCTGTGTAGTATCTAATGATTTATCAAGAGAATATCCCATAACAGACCAACCTTCGCATCCAGTTAAATTAAGAATCACTATAAACATTATTACTATAATAAATAACAATCCTGTTACCTTAAGAAGATCTTGTAAAAATAAATTTTTCTCAGGCTTAAGACCAAGTTTTTTCCTGAGTTTCTGTGTTCTTCTTATCCTCTGTAAGCGATGCATGTTGCTGTAGAATTTGTATGATTGATTATAGCACTAAAATTACCATATAATATTTCTCCTGGAACCATATAGAACCAAGCTGAATTAAGACTATCTCCAATATTTGAAGTAACCTTTAATTGCAAAAATTCAACAGCAGCGTCTCCACCACCTTTACCAAGTGCTTGAATAGCTATCCAAGCTCCTTTATCTGGAGCAGATTCATTAGTATTGTGTTCTGCTATTAAATCAAATCCTTTTTGACCAATAGCTAACGATGTAGCTTCAGATGCGGTATATTCTCTTAAACCTTTAGTCATTTGAACTCCTTAAGTGTTTTGACACTTCTTTATTACCACTTAAATTAGGAATAATCCTTGAAAGAAGCTGTTCTTTAGTTTCATTTGATTTATAAGATATATTCCTTTTGTTATAAAAATCTTTAATTTCTGTTTTAGTATTTGAATTTGTTGGGTATTCAGATTGATATGTTGCCACACCACCTATTAAATGATGCTTCCCTATAATAAGTCTTCCATGTCCATTTTCATGTTTTTTAGCACATTCTTTAACGTATGATTCTTCTGCTACTTTAAAACTATTACTTTTTTTTACAACATCACCATCTACAAAAACAAAATAAGAATAAGAAGAAGGGTAAGTCAGAGTTTCTTCAGATCCATCTGGATAAGTTTTTACCCTGGTTAAACCAGGCGTAGTATTCTTATGGAGTCTTACTTGATAACCCTGACTACACTTCCTTACAATCATTTTTCTATCTTTACTTCTTCTTTGTTTAATGATTGTCTGAGCATATTAATAAATGCTTCTTTTCCAACAGAAAGTTGATCTGCCATAAACTGATTAGTATTTTGTTTATTTTGCAAATCATTGATGTGCTGTACCATCATTTTCTGTTCATCAGTCATATCTTCAATAACATACTCTTTGTCATCAAGATTCAAGACTGGCTTTTCTTTTTTTTCTTTAGCCATTATTGACTCCTTTTGTTAGTTAAAGTTTTTTAAAATCTGCTATCGCTTTTGCAAGTTCATCTGATTGAGCTTTTGCTTCTGACATTTCTTTATCATAACGAGCTTTTTGGTTTTCTAAGGCAGATAAGTCCCATGTTTGTTTAACATCATCTAATGCCTCTCCAGTTGAACTATCAAAGCTTTTTTTAGCTAAAACAATATAAGATTCTTGCAGCACTTTACCATCGTCATCTTTTACTTCAGCCACTTTTTCAAATGCAACGTTTTTTGCAGTTTTTAATGAACTGTAATCTTTCCAATTCATGATTTCTCCTTTAGTTGTTTTTCTAAGTTTTCTACTTTTGCAGTTAATTCTTGTATTGCTTTTACCAATGGAGTAACTAATGCTGATTCTGCAAGCATTTGCATTGTATCTTTACCCTCACTCCATGCTGTAAAATCTGAATGCCCAGCTTTATCCATAGCTTCTTTTACTTCTTGTGCTACAAAACCATAATTTATTTGTTCTGGGTTATTGCGTTCTGTCTTGTTTGGATTGTATTGTTCAAATTCTTTCGGATACTCACTAGGTGCTTTTTTCTTAAATGTGACAGTACGTAAATCATTTATAAAGTCAAGACCTAAAGTATTATCTTTGATATCTTTTTTAATACGTTCATCCGATGAATGAGCCCAGTTAGCATCTGTTCCAAAAACATTTTCAATATAATCAGAATCGACACCTATTCTTATTGACTCAGTTACGCCTCCTATAAGAGCATCTGTTCCAGCACTTATAACAATTGAGTCATCTATATTTACCGCATGAGACG